AGGAACCGTTTTGAGCGATGATGTTGTGTGACTCACACAACCTCTTGATGGTAAAGAGAAGCTCACGCTCCTGTGCCACCGTGAATCTATTCCTTTCTTCGTCCCTAAGATTGACACAGACAGCCTTGTGTGGATCATTCGCAAAGCCATAGCACACAGTCTCCCTTGTGTTCATCGTCTCAATGTCAAACGCAATTGGCTTGTTCGATCTAGACAGATCGCCAAGATATGCTATCGCCTCTCGAAACGTTGGATTGATTACTACATCAACCCTGTGAGGTCGGAAGACGCCTCGATTGACAAGATCGAGTTTCTTACAGTCCATACGAAATACAGGCTCGAACTTAAGTTCACGCTGCGCATAGGCAGGATTGAAAGAGCAAACGACTCGTCCCTTTCTACCATTCGGCAGAGTAGCGTCGATGACAGAGCCCCTCCAATTGGTGATTCCGGTGCCTCCGAGAATAGCTTCGAGAGCATAGTTTCCCATTGCGAAGATGACAGTGCAGTTGGGCAACTGTTCCAGTTCCCATTTGAGCATTCCGATCCACTTTTCCAACTCATCACGGTGAACGATATGCTTCTCTCCTCCGACCCGAGAAAGAGAGATCTGTCGCTTGACGACATTCGTGACGTAAGCGTTAGATCGACTGATCCCAAAACCCCGAAGCGCGTCCCAGAGCAGGTGGCCCGCTCCTCCAACAAAAGGAAGTCGTTGTGGATGTCTGATTTCAGTTTCCCCAGGGCCTTCACCGACAATTGCAATGGAGGCAGTGGTGGGTCCGTCCGAGAAGACCTCGGTATCGAGAAGTAATTGTGAAGCTTGCGCACGGAACTCATTGTTCAACTCCGCTCGGTCGAGTGGGGGAAATTCGATCTTGGCAACTTTAAGCATGACGCCTCCTCTGTTTGAGTCATACAATGTTTTGTAGCCGCTCAATCTCCTCAAGCAGAAGATTGACTTCGATGCGTAAGTTTGAAGCATCAATACGCACGTCTGCAAGTTCTTCGAGTAGTTGATCGTTCATTTTGCGGAGTCTTCGTATCTCCTCATTGATAAGTTCATTGCTCTGCGGTCGCATATCAAGATCACGTTCTCCTTCGCTCGAGTGATTGCTGTGTAGAAGTTTCTCCTGTTTAGTAACCATGCTTGGCTCCTGCTCATGTAGTAGATGATTGTCTTGAACTCAGAACCCTGTGCCTTGTGTGTTGTGATAGCATAGCCCAACTCGATCTGACGCCTGGGATCATAGTTGATGATATGTCCCAAGAAGGCGTTGTATGTTTTGATCCTCGAAGGAATGACGACAGCACGCTCGCCAGTGACCACACCAAGCTCGCCAGCATCAGGGTCAACCCAATCAATATAACCAAGTTCGCCGTTAAACAGATCAAGTTTATAGTCATTCTTAATCCAGATGAATTTGTCTTTCTCCCGAATCGCAAGTGGAGCCTCCTGTTTGTCAAACCGATCAAGCCGCAGCATCTTGCCACGCGAGTTGAACTTCATCTGGATGGAAGGGTTACTTCGTATAGCACCTGTTCGACCCTTCCTTGTAGGCGTGATGATCTGGTAGTCCTCGCCAGTAAACTCCTCTGTAACAAAGTCAAGCAGGCAATCCAATGGATACTCATCGTAGATTATTTCGAACCGATCGTTTCGTCGAGGCAACAGCCCTCGCAAGATACGCTGCGCATTGTCAATTAGCATGTCGCCACTACGAAAGTTATACGTCAGCCAACACGCAGGATGGGTCTTGAGTAGCTCGATGAATGGCGGCTTACCTTGCTCAATCGGAGGTAACTGATTGTTATCTCCAAACCATCTGACGACAGCGCCACGCCTCATCGCATTAAGGATGTATCGATACAACCCTGGTGAGATCATGGACGACTCATCCACGATGATTACATCCTCTTCGAGTGGATTGTCCTTCGTTCGTCTTGGCTCGTTGGGATCAAGTAGAGGGTCAACGTCTTCGTGTGGCAGTGGGAACTCAAGCATACGATGCACAGTTTTTGCTCGTATCTTCGTCAGTTCCTCGATGCGTTTAGCTGCACGTCCCGTGGGTGCAGCCAACACAATGCGCTTCCTACGACGCTTCAACTCTTCGTACACCTTACCAAGTACAAGGGTCTTTCCAACACCAGCACCACCCGAGACACTAACAATGGGTGTGGTTAAATCACAGCACATATCAACTGCGTTCTCCTGCTCCATGCTGAGCCTGATTTCGCTCATAGCTTTGGCTCCAGTACGGCGTGGGCTTCCTCTAACCAAGCACAAGCAACGGTTTTTGCATCTGGGTCTTCATCATTGCCCGCATCATTCATGAACGGTATTGCCGTCCGCACCAGCGCCCGCACCCGCTCGATCTCGGCGCGCAGTTCTTTGATGGTGTCGTGCAACTTAGTAATCCGAGTGGTGTCCTCGCTGTAGGTCATGGCTTCATTCCCGGTGGCATGAATGGATCAACCCGCATATCTAATGGATGACCCTCATTGACCACAGTGACGTTAAGCCTGAACACAATGTTGAGTCCATCCGTCGCATCTGATGCATCAGCATTGGTTCGTAGGAACACCGGGATCGCAATCTCCTCTTCCATCTCCTGAGTAAAGAACTGAGGATGAGGAAGTTCCATAGCAAATATATCACCGGGCTTCAAGTCCACAGCTAACATCTTCTCGGGCTTCACGATTGCTTTGATCATGACGAGACAAGTCCTTCCTCTGAGAGAATCTTACGTGCAGCTTGGATGACCACCATCCGAATGAACTGTGCACTGGACATATGCAGACGCCGAGCGGCCAAGTCCACATCGCTCTTGTCTGATTGCGAACAACGAAACACTGTCTGTGCCTCACCGTTCGAAGCTGTCAGATCACCTAGACTAATTGTGATCGAGGCAGGTCTGGCAAACGCTCGGTAGTTCATGTCTGACTCCAATAGAGATGGCCCTGTGCAAGTGTATGACTCACACAGGGCCGGTTAGTCACTTACTCAGCAGTGGCACCACGACGATTGCCACCGCGCGTTGCACGAGTCTTGGGCGGAGGAGCCTTCTCTTCGGCTGCCTCAACCGCACGGATTTCAGCACGCTCCTCACCCTGCCACTTACCCATGACAACGTGAAGCCGCGCCGGACGACCCATCCATTCATTCGGATCGATCGTGGTAGTGTTGGAGTCCAGACCGAGAGCCTCGATGAACTTGCGGAGATTGAACATACCCCGCCTGTCAGCGCGACCCCTGGGCTTAATGGTCCGGTTCCAATATAGGTTGGCACCGTCCTCATACTGATCCGCAATGTCCGGGGGCAACTCTTCCGGCGCAATGTGGAAGTTCACAGAAAAGTAGGTGTTACCCTTCGCCGACGTTTGCTCCTGCACGTCTTGTACCTCGGCGTTGTACTTGCCGGCAGGAAGCTCTGGCGGCTTCTCAACATCCGCCAGATTCTCTTCCAACTCGATGATGCCGATCGGCTCGTCATCTGCAATCATAGTCTTGCTCCTTGGTGGCACGTTGGCAGCCGCCCACAGCGATGCTGATTCGTCCCCTGCCAGGGAACACGGTTAGAACTCCTGTGACTGATCCGTCCCATGTCCAGGGAGGGTGACTGCCACATTGTTCACATCATGTTGAATGACCGTAACTCTATCCTGAAGCCTTCTACCCTGCGTAACATCATAGACTTTGATGGTGTCGGTGCTGTTCGGCGACTCAGTGACTGTCGCACTTGGATACGTAGCCTGAATGCTCGCTATAGCCGTGGCCGTTGAGTCAAACAGATACGTGATCCTGTCCCACTGAATCTTCCAAACTGGTGCCAAGGCTCTGGGAGTCACAACGCTTGGAGCTATGTATCCCTCCATTGTCTTCGGACGATAATGAACTGGCGCAGGCTCGCCTCGTTCTGGATTTACTGTTGGTGCATCTTCATTTGGCATTACGTCCTCCATTTGTTTGACTCATACGAGCAGGTGTCTGTAACTTCTTTCCACCACCCGACACCCATTGGTCGTAAAAGGATGCGATAGTCATCTGTCCCGCATCAGGTCGTTCCGCATTGTACATCAGCTCAAACTCAGGTGGTCCAACACCAGAGAACATACGTGACTTCATCGGCCTACGTTTACGAGTTGGCCTTACTGCGAGTCGTCGCCGATCTTGATCCTGACTCATGTACCATATCTCAGACAGTCGCCATGTGTTATTGTTCACAAGCTTACCACCAAGCATGATCGTAACAAACTGCACGGCACCTGTTTCATCCATGACAGGATCAGCCTCGTGTGCAGTCATGATAAGATGACACCCATGCTTCGCCGTGACACGCAACAAACCTGTGAGAACCTCGAGCACGATGGCATTGCGTCCACCATAAGCACTCAACCCAGGCGCTTCCATCGTCGGTGTGAAACTCTTACCTGCACCAAGTCGCATACTTACTGCCTTTTGCAATGCACGAAAGGCGATGGCTGTGATTGAGTCACACACAACAGTTTCAACATCTGGGTTAGCTACAAGATGCTGATCCAATCCAAACGGGTTATCACTCTGTCCGTACTTGAACAAGTCTTCGTACCCTAGCTGCGAGAAGTCGGCTACCTGCACATCCGGTCGATCGGATATGGACACATGCTCTTGGTCCCCGAAGCTTAGCCATAACTTCTTCCCTGGAGCCGTCGCCGCGAATGTTGTCTTGCCACATCCCGCATCACCCCACAACAACACAGCCATACGCTTAGGCGTCTCCTCGTTCGTTGTGACCGGCACTGGTCCCAACATCTGTGTTGGTTTCTTGTTTAGCACGGCCCATCTCCTCTGCGAACGGTATCGGCACGAACTCATCGTTGTCTAATCGAAACACTCCGAACGTGGTAGCAACAATCAACACACCCTCATATACACACATGCCATAGATGACTTCACCCTTTGGGAACTCCTTGAGTATCTTCATCATCAATCTCCAACGGCTCTCTCAGAAGGACTTGGCTCAGCGTCCACCATCGACTCGCTGAACGCGACCTGTCGTCCTTCGGGACTGTCCGCACAGAACGACAATAGACTACACGGTCTAAAGTATCGATTGCAAGAGTGGGTATATCTCGTCGCGTTCTCGAAGTCGTCTTTGTATTTCTCATAGGTTTCCACCATCTCTCGAACCCAAGTTCCCCAATGCTGGATACTGTCCCATGTTCGTTCGAGCGGCTCGAATGGATACACATCTTCTGCCTTACTACCTTGCCCAATACGCAAGCCAGTTACACGACTCTTCAAGATACGGAACCCGAACACAGATGTACTCGCAGCACAATATCCCGTAATCTGATGCTTCATGTCGAACGTGTCCCGCCATCCTTGTCCGAGACGAACAGCAGTTTTATTCTCATCAAGGTAATGTTGGTTAGTAGCCGCCTTAATAATACATCCATCAATCGTTCCGATATACCTAATCTCTTTCCCATCTTCGTAAGTAAGAGTAACATCAAACACTTGTTCAATCCCCACCATAGACTGAGGATTCTTCTCATCCTCCACGTAGATCGGCCAATTCTCGAATCCATAAAAACGTTCATCGACGTAGACAATCGTTGCCAGTTCCATGTTCGTCATGGTCCGCGTGCGGTCGTTGTCATCATCCTTCCACCCGCCACTCGAAAGGATTGCGAAGCACAACTCAAGTAATTGCTCGCGCTGGTCTGTATGACTCATACAATGTTTCCAGCACTTGTTCCAACGCCCCGCACCGAACAACCGCTTGCCTGTGTACTGCGCATGGTCTGGTAACTTCTGTACCTCAGACAACTGCCACACACGCACAGCACCAAACATCTCATGCATGGCAGAGCCACACTCAAGCGCCATCGACCTCGCCGCCGTCGGGTATCTCTTTTGCATATGGACGATGCCCCAGGTCGGGCACATGGCTATGTCCTCTAATCGGGAGTTTGAGTATGCCTTTAATATCTTCTTCTGTGCCGTTGAAGAAGCCTGTATGTCCATCAGGCGTGGGCGTGAGATCAACAGGCGCTTCTCCGATCTCGCCTTCGGCAGTATTTGGTGCGTAGAAATAGGCATCGCAGTAGCTCCTCAGTTGTGGCATCACTGCTCTTAGTAAATGCATGACTCGTTCAAGTTCGACTAACGGATACTCTTTGACGATACGATCCCGCAACTCCATCTCCGCTTCGTAGAGTGTGGCTTCCTTCTTGCTCTCGAAGAACGTTCCATCGTTGGCTATGTAGCCTTGAACTGGTTTCACGTCAGTCGTCCTCTGGATCGTTACGTACACTGTGAACCTCCACGCCTGGAGTGCCTCGGTTCTGTACCTTGCGAAGTTCCAGCAACGTCTTCTCATTCAAGCCGATGAACTGCTGGATGGTGTTCGCTAGAGACAACATCACTTGACCCATCTCGTCATGTTGCTTCAACAATTCTACATATGACTCATACAAGAAACTAAGCAGGAACATGGCCTGCTCACTTAGATGCGCATCGTTCAAGCGCCTCTGGAATTCGTTGTGTTGCATCACGCATGTCCTTTCATGTCAGGCTGGCCTTCAAAGCGTTTGATCTGCTCTTTAAGCATGATGACAACATCCTCACGCTTCGCATTCGATATGTAATTGGCGCGGCCATCGTGAGTATTGAGTGGAAACATCATGACAATAAAGCCAGTCTTCTTCTCACCATCACCATTAAGGAACTGGTCAATAGTCTTAGCGAGTGCCTTCATCTGCGCTACGTACCTCGGCTCAATCGGTGCATCGCCCAAACGCTCAGCCATCACATATCCTCCAATAAGCCAGCTTCATCCTTGAGCATCGTGATCTTCACAAGTCGCTCATCACATGCATAGATCGCACGCTCACATCGTGCCAAGTCTTTAGCGAGCATTTCATACTGCGCCTTTAGCTTACGGTGAACCATATCCTTGTCGATCTCTAACTGTAAGCTTTTACTCGCAGCGTATTCGATTGCAGCCACAATGCGTCGCTCACGTATGGCCGCAATCCGGCTCTCCAACTCCGGTATCGGAATCTCCTCAATCGTGGGCTGGAGAACCAGCTTGCCGTTCCGCATGTCACCCTCGCTCGATGATCTTAAGCTTACGCTGTGGATTACCTGGCAGCTTAGCTTGATCGCACAACTCAGCCGTCACACTGATCGGAACCTTGTACTTGGACTTAGCCAACAACTGCGCCAGTTCCTCTTGCTTGAACCGTTTGACTGGCTGTGACACACTAGCATGGATGGTGAAGCTTGGACTGTATGCTAGTTCGTGATCACCTGTATCGAGCGTACTGAGATCGGGGATAATACCCTCGACTTCCATCTTCTTCCAAGTTGCGTCAGACTGCGCCTTGGCGTACCGTTCTATCTCATCCCAAAGGAACGCTTGACCTATCAACGCGCCCTGGTTATGCTTGGCGTCTGGATTAGGGACAGTCTTACTCATGACTCCAGACAGGAACCTAACTATGTCAGTCTTGTAGCTCATGATTGCCTCCTCAGGCGGTTGTTTGACTCAAACAGTCTTTTGCACCATCGCAACTTTGTTGATCGCTGCTCGCTGATCTTCTAGATTTCCTTGCGTGGGAGTTTGTTTATAAATCTCCTTACTGACTGGCATGAATCTCTGACGCTCACCTAACAACACAGCGCGCACCTTCTCCACCATCGACAGTTGCTCATCCAGCCATCGGATGTGATCGAATACCTCCTGATCTTGTGTGAACTTAATATCGTCACCACGATCGCGTGCAGCTTCACCCATCCGCTGCAACCCGATCACAATACCTGCAAGTCTATCAGTCATGACTGTCTCCGAAGTAGCTTGAGAATGGGGATGGAGAGAAGGAGTATAGGCAAGCCAGCACCAAGTACGGGCGCAGGTGTATGGACTATGAGTTCGAGACTCTGGACTGAAAGCTGACCCACTTGCGTACCGAAGTCAAACGAACCACCGAACCCTACTGAGTTGGTCTGGTAGTCTGGAAAGGTAATGAGAGGACCAACTATGAAGTTGTTCACATGGGAAGTGGTGACGGCGACTTGAGATGGCGTGTAAGTGAGATAAGAAGGACCAGTAGCCCCATAGTCGAGCGTATGATCGTTTATGGTGATGCTTGCATCCAGCAAGACATGGTTTGAGTCAAACTTGTAGAACGAAGTGTACGGCAAGCCAGCAAGATTGATCCCACCGAATACCCCCGACTCATCAATTAGAGGAATTGACATGGAAGGATCAGCAGGAAAGCGAACAAAGCCAGTGAAGGCGAGGGTTACGATGTCAGTCATCGAATCCTCCTCACGCGAAACTCTGGAACCTCATTGAGCGCATCACACAATCGGATCAACGTCTCGCGTGGCACCTTGGACTTCTTCTGTCCACCCTTCCTGCTGTACGGCACCAGTAACACAACGTGCGATGCAACCGTGGCGATCTTCTCGAGGTAGTCAAGTCTATCCGCGGCACGCTCAAGCAACTCTCTGCTAAGCTCACCATCACTTGTTGAGAGTGTGTTCTCCAAACGCGATGCGACTGCCCTCAGTAACTTAGGCAGTCCCATCACACTCGTCGCACTGTTTGAGTCATACTCAGATCGATCCCAATGCTCAGTCATTTGCCTGCTCCTTCATTTGACCAAGACTACGATGATAGCATAGTGCTAACACTTTGTCAACACTTATTTTAGTCGTAACCCCGCTCTCCTGCGACCCAATGAAAGCCTCGGATGAAAATCCAACCGAGTACGACGATAGCGATTACGATGATGACGATGCAAGTCACGCTTGTGTCCCTTCAATAACACGACTGGCGCGGGTGTCAGTCCAGATAACTCGCTTCGCAAGGTCTGTGATGTCAAACAATCCATCAAGATGTAGCACGTTCCGCTCTCCCGTCCCACCCAACTTAACTGTCGGATCGATGCTCTTGTCGTAGGCACTATCAGAAAAATGGTTCGCAAGGGCTTGCCGCGACTCATCATTTAACCTCCTCGGCCCTATTATATCAAGAATGATATTCATCATACGACTCAACACAATGGTCTGCTTGTGATCTTCGTGTGAGTCACACAACACATCACTTTGAAGACGCAACTGCTCGAATAGCCTCCTGCGTCTAGCGTACTCCCGTCTTCTGCTCTCGTTCGTTCTCATGGGATTGTCCTCAGTGGCATCTGGCACCCAAAGAGTGCTAGGGATATGATGCAAATCCCTAACACAAGTACGATCACGACCCAAGTTTCCGCTTTCATCAATCGACCCTCGACGCTTCGAAGCTGCCATCTTTTTGAAGGATGGCAACAATCGCATGATCGTAGAATAGGATCAACTCGTCGCGTAGTCTAGCCTGTGCCAGCGGATACAGATCAGGATCACCAGGGTAACGCAGCACATGCTTGGCAAGCATCCTAAATCCCATATTGCCGTGACGCCACCCACCACCATGCTCATAGTGCTTGTGGATCTGCTTCCATGCTGGATCAGGATCACCAGCGAATATCCACCATGGGATCAGGCCAAGCCTCTCGTGTGTCATCTCTGGATGAAGCAGTTCCCAAAGAACCACAAGGTTTGAGACACTCTCTTTCCTAAACCCAACCAGCTCACCCTTATCATTCAACTGTCCATCCAACGCATGTGTTCCCCTCGCACAACGCACAGCTAGGTAACTACCATTGTTGTAGACAGTCAACCTTGCATCCGGTTCAATGCAGGTAAATCCTGCATCAGCGATCAACACATCACCAGCCTTCACATCTGCCAGCTTCAACTTGTTTGAGTCACACATGGTTTAGCCCTCCACCTTGCGCCACTTACCATCAGCCCGCTTAACATACTTCTGACCACGACCAGTTCCCAAACCAAAACCATGTACCTCATGGCTGTGCGGTGTCATGATAGCCCACGGTCCCATGCTTGTCTTCCCATCAACAAACACTTCCTTGATCGGATCGCCGAAGTCATCCACCTTCGGAACATCACCAACCCAAAACCTTTCCTTCTCATTCATGCTGGCCTCCTCAGTTGTTTGAGTCATACAAGTTGGCCGTTAGTGATTTAGCTCATAGTTTATTTTGCCGAGCCGAAAGCGATAGGCGTCTGCTTCCTTCGCGAAGTAAGCGATGATACCATCATCATTACAAACAGCATACCAATCACATGGACCTGTATCGTTCTCCCACATGCCTGGAGGAAGAACACTCCAACTCTCCAGCATTTCATCAAGGGTTCGCATATTAACCTCCTCAGTTGTTTGAGTCATACACACTTCGCACCACTCTGAAACGCAGAGCTATCATTATACTAGCATAGTGCTATCACTTTGTCAAGCACTAATTTGTATGTTCGGAAGTGTACAGCAGACGTTGAGGGGGGGGGGAGGAGCCCCGCTCAGGACACCTCCTCTTTGTCCTTCACCCCACCATTCCACATCGTCACACGGATACCGTCGCCATGCCAGTAATCCACGATAGCCTCTTGCACCTGCCGCGCGGTCAGCCTGTTGCCCGCTTTGCATTCGTGATGAATGCCATTCGCTTCCCATATCACGTAGTACATCTTGGCACCTTTGCTTGTTTGAGTCAAACACAAAAAGGGCGCGACCATTGCTGGCCGCGCCCATTAGAGGAGGCTTTACAGAAGTTCGTCGATTGCGTTGTACACGCTTTCGAGCGCACCCTTTACATCAGCCGACAACTCCTTGTTCAGCTTCTTGATAGCTTCAAGGATTGTCACGAACCGCTTGGACATTGCGACAATTTCCTTTTCAGGATCAGCCACAATTTCCTTGCGACTATCGACACGGCTGGCCATGACTTTACCATGACTTTCAGCCGCACGAGTGGCGATTGCCTGGAATGACGGCTTTTCCTTCAACTTGACCGTCTCACCAGTCGCCAAGCCTTTCTTATCTACGACTTGGACGGTCTGGTTTTCATTCAGCAACACAGAAGTCTGTCCGAACTGCTCCTTTACAGCCGGACCAGTGATACGAAGCTGTCCGTTTTCCACCTTCGCATCAAGGTTCTTATCAATGATGTGAAGCGCCGACACAGCACACTTCTTAACCAGTGTGCTCATGTTGCTGCGAACAGAGTTCTTCTGCTTCACAACACTGTCACCGTCCACTTTCTTATTGGGTGCGACATACTGTGCAACATCAGGAACCCAAACCACCTTAGGCTTGGTTGCGCCATCTTCGCCAACTTGGATCACATGCTTGAACCCAAGTGCAATCCAAATCCTGCCAAGCAACGCATCTTTGGTCTGCTCAGAGCTTGACAACACATCTTCGAGCTTGAAGTTTTTGTCAGCCTTCGCAGCTTTCACAATCGCAGCCGTCGTGATTACCAAACCCTCACGACGCTTGACATCTTTACTCTCACTCAACTCCTTTGCCTGCCGTTCGTCAGCCATCGCCGATGCGAATTGCTTCGCAACGATTGGGCCAACATCAAGCGACAATGCAGTGGATTTGATCTGAGGGATTACCTCTTGCGAGGCAGCCTTGGGAGCCGCAGCGGGCTTAGCAGGCTTTGCCTTAACCGCATCTGGCGTCCCATTCGTCTTCGCTACTACTTGAGGCTTCGTTGCCATACTCTTGCTCCATCTGTTGTGTGAGTCATACACTCAACATAACAAGTGTTGCACATTTACAACAGCTTGTCAATCCCAATCTACTCACTCTAAAAGGGACAAACCGGGGCATTTGCGCCCCGAAAAGATAGATTTTACTGCTTGTCAGGCACTCGAACCATGTCCTTCGCCCTCGCGGACTTCGTGACATAGCCCTTGCGCGCAACACACTCAACGCGGAACTTGTTCCACGCTGCGGCACCCTCGCCCTTGACAACACTCTTCCGCGTGTCGCTTTCCTTCCACTCCGCGCCACAAGTACGCATAATGTCTGCATACGTTGGCGCAGCGGATTGAGCATTGGCCGACACAACGGAACCAAGAACGAAGGCGATTGCAAAAAGCTTACGCATGACGTGCTCCTCAGCTAGGGCGATATTGCCCCTGAAACCGGCCGACTTAGACCGGCTTCGAGCGCATTAACGCCACGGCTGCGATAAAGTAGAAGGATACAAAGATGTTGAGTACACCTTAGTCCATCCCTTTTCATCACTGCCATACCACAACGCACACTCATTCTCGGCTCGATAGTGAGAGAGCCAAGCCTTGAAAGCCTTACGAAAATCAATTTCCGCAAAGCTCTCGCGGTGTCTTATCGTCGTATCATGAAGCACATACAGCATTGCAAAGCCTCCTCTTTGGGAACCACACACGATTTCGCGAACATTCCAGACTATTCGAAGCAAGCAAAAACGATTGAAACCGTGCTTCCTAGGGCGCGTGGCAACCGTTCCTTGAATGCAAACATGCGGGAACCATTTCCGTTGCCTTTTTTGCCTAGGATCAAATCAGAGCAAAAGGAACGAAAGGGTATCCCGTAGCATGTTCCAGAATGTCGGCGAAATCGCGTATGGTTTTCTTTCTCGCGCAAAATGCCAGACGGTTCAGCCGTCTCGCGCAGGTCACTGTCACCGCCAGCCTTACCATTTGCTGCGAGCTACATCACGCCATCACGCGGAAATGTAGAGCGGCATACTCTGGGGCCAGTCCCGAACGGACAGTTGGGCAATCGATAGGCGTGCAGGTTCTCGGTCCCTGCGGCGCGCAGCCACGATCGTTAGCGCGTAGGCGTAGGTCATAGGAAGGGCTCGGGCGCCCGCGTCGTCATCTCCGGTTTCGATAGCAAGAGAATAGCAGATCGATAGCAAAAGTCTATTCCAAAGATTTGCGTTTTTTGGAATGATTTTTCTTGTTTGAGTCATACAAGGCGCCTCGGGAGAATATCCTTCTACTTTCCGGGAAAATAGGCTTTATGTCCTAGCGCCGCGAGGCACGGACTTAAACCCTAAACGCGAATCACCCGATTCGTGTGCAGTTGTGTCGTTTGACTCATACAACCCGATGAGGGAACGTAGCCAAAACCACATCAAAACTACAAATTGTAGCAAGTGAGGCGCGCGGTGTGGGCGCGTAGCCATCTCTGACTACGTTCCGCATCCATGCATTCCGGCATAGGTACCACCCTACCGTCGTCCCCCCTTGATCACAAACGGTACTCAGGTAGGGTTGACATGGGTGGCGGCGAGCGAAGCGAGACAGACGGCGGGCGTGTTGCTATTGGCGTGCTGCTATTAGGGAATTCGTTTTTGGTGTTGGCTCTCTGAGCCGTGTATGACTCATACAATAAAAATGCATGGGGATACGAAACCCGGAATAAACGGCCATAGTCCGTGCCTTCGGCGAGGGATATGGGCGTGTGCTGACCCGGATAAGAGAATAGGTTCTAGGGCAGAGGCGTGGTCTGCGTCTTGCCTACAGGTCTACTGAGGCATAGTATATATACTATATAATAACATAACATAACTAAATAACCGCCCCCCACAAATGGAATTCCCCCGGCCTAGGGTGCCACTAGGCTCGGGGGAATGAGTCTCCAACGGGATGGAGCGAAAAAATCGGCGAGGGATGCGCGGACCTGAGGAGGCGAAGGGCTCCCCTCACCGAACTAAGAGACTTGTTTGACTCATACACGGGTGGGTGCCAGGGAACGAGTCATTTAAGCTCTTAGTATGCGGATTATAGCAGTGTTATGAAACCGTGTCAAGCGAAATCTTTTGTGTATGACTCATACAATGATAGCACAATGATATCAGAACAAAACGTGAACGGGAATGACTTACAGCGTATGTGCCGTCGAGCGCCTCAGCCCCCTCGCCCCCTCGGTGGCTAAGGCTTAGGCTACCACACTTCCAATCGCTTGTCAAGTCTTTTCTTTTGTATGAGTCACACAAAAAATAAAACACTTGACAAACAAATAAAAACCGTTCATAATAGCAACCGTGGGCGAATCCTGCTTGCTCCAAGCGCCCAAATACCGCCGCCGGAGGACGCTCGTAAGGCCCTCCCTCCGGCGGCACCGCTATTGAACCGCACGCTGCAAGCCGTGTGTGACTCATACAAAATTTGGAGGCTATCATGACCACACTCGCTGTGGCTACAGTGCTAGGCGGATTCTGGCCTACGAACGGTGTAAATTCGATGGCCTCGATTAGTGGTGAAGGCTCGACTCGGGGCAACATTCGTCAGATGCACGGTGTAAAGGGTCAGCTTGCTAATCGTGCTATTATGGTTGCGCTTATGGGTGCTGCGCCTGGTGCAACTGCGACAAAAAACTATACGCGAATAGCCAACTCAACAGAGTTGGGTGGTGCAAGGGCAATCGAAACACAGGTTCTAGTAAACCGTGTCACGACTGCCGCAGACGTTACTGAGATGGTAACAGACTATCTCACGATGACAACGCGAACGACATTCGGTGCGAACCCTCCGGTGAACTTGGATCGCAATCCTCTCGGCACTCGTTAGTGTGAGTCAAACATGGCTCGACTCCTCGCAAAGCCGCTGGCGAAATGGGGTGATCCTTACTTGACACTCGATGGTAAGGTCATTTCGCCAGATGCAATCAACGGTGGCATCGATGAGTCGGTGCCTAAAATCAATTTAGCAGAATACAAACCAAGTAAGAAACGCACCATTCGAGATTTGCCTGCGCCAGTCCCGACGTTGAAGGGAATCGCGTGTGTATTCATGTTCACCACCCTTGGGCTAGGAGACCGCGAGATAGCGGATGCCCTTGGTATCTCCGTGGAGCAGATGAAGGGTTTGAAAAGTTCACCTGCGTATGCTGAATGCTTTGAAGCCGTAACTTCGGAGTTCATAAGTGTGAATTCGGAGCTTATCAACGCCCGAATTGCAGCATATTCCCACGATGCGCTCTCTGAGATAGCGAATGTTGCCCTGCGTGGGAAAGAGGAGCGCAACCGTCTACGAGGCTCCATGTATCTTATGGGTGCTGGAGGGTACGGGGATAAGTCAAAGGTCGCGGCTAATAGTGCGGCAAAGAATGATCTGCGCATCGTGATTATTGGGAAGGATCAGGATGTGCGGATTGAAGGTGTGTGATGTACAAGCGCAAAAAGAGAGCGAGTGTGAGTCATACAAAGAGACGGAAGCCGTCGAAACCTGTATCACTGAAACGGAGGAAGCCGATGACTAAGAAGAAAGCCCCTGCGGAAGATGCGTGGGATGATGAGCCGGTGGAAGCTGAAGTAGAGCCTGAGGCTGAGGAGGCTGCGGAGCCGGAACTCACAACGGTTGAAGCGACAGACGAGGGTGTGTACAAGACAGGGCAGGACTGCACTATCAAGAATCAGTTCTATGCCGCAGGTGCTACCGTCGTTCTGACGCCAGAGGAATTGGAAAGCGTTCAGGCGATTGGTATTAAGATCCTACCAGCCGCGTGAAGCCTATACCGGATCGGTGACGCACGATCCGGTATTCTTTTTTGTTTGAGTCATACAGGAGGTGGTTATGGCAATTGTAGTTAACCTCGCTGGTACATCTCCTACTGATCTCAAATATAACTCCCCAAATAGAACGGCTGCGAACCTGACGGCCATCTTAGCACTCACACCCATTTACGATGGGGAGATCGTACTCGCTCTTGATACGGGTGTTAGATATCGGGGGCTTGAGTTGGTCACAGGTCGTTGGGGTCAGATTTTCGTAGAGATGTGAGATGACTTTCACTCGTGATCTCAGCGGAAATAATCCAATTGATTTGAAGTATTCGCCGTACAACAGGACGGCGGCAGATTTGACTGCTGTTTTAGCGTTGACTCCACAGTATCCTGGGGAAATCGTCGAGGCGTTAAATACGGGGCGGAAGTATCGAGCACTTGGAGGAACGTCATGGGGACTTATTGGTCCAGTAACATCAGTAGTCGCGGGTACACTCCCAGCGCCGAGTGTCATTATCAATCAGGCAGCGGGCCAAGCGGACCCGACAAGTACGAGCCCGATCTCGTTTACTGCAATTTTCAGCCAGGACGTAGTGGGTTTTACATCATCGGATATAAGCTTCACGGGTTCAACCGCAGGAGGCACCCTTGCTGCTGCTGTGGGAGGTGGACCTAATACGTATGTAGTCACGGTTACAGGAATGACAACTGCGGGTAATGTGGTTGTCAGTGTGCCTGCTAACTCCGCAACGGGTGCTGGCGGTCTTAACACAGCGTCTACGAGTACAGATAACGTTGTTGCCTGGATCACAGACACGACGCCTCCGAGTGTCACGATCAACCAAGCTGCGGGACAAGCCGATCCGACTAGCACAAGTCCGATTCTGTTTGACGTTGTGTTCAGTGAAGTTGTGACTGGATTTACGTCGGGAGATATTAGCTTCACTGGATCTACGGCTGGCGGAACGTTGTCGGCTTCGATTAGTGGAACAGGACCGACGTATCAGGTTAGCGTTTCTGGTATGACGACTGCTGGAACAGTTGTTGCGAGCATTCCGGCTGCGGCGGTACAGGATCTAGCTGGAAATGCGAGCTTGGCATCCACAAGCACCGACAATACTGTTACGTGGTCGGCAGGTGGTGGTGGATTCCCCGATAATGCAACCTCTGCGAATGAATACCCCATATTGTTTATCTAAAGGGAGGCCCAAATGGCCGCTGGCTTAGTTTCACATAGCATTACCACGGCTGCGGGTGTAACCTTTGGTGTTATATCTTGGGTTCCTGATACTTCTGCGCCTGACGTGGGTGCAGTTCCTGTTGCGCGTATTACTGATGGTACGAACGTCGCGCCTGTTTCGAGTACGAATGGATTGAAGGTTGATGTTGCTGTTCTTCCAGCTATTACAGGAACAGTAGCGATATCAGGGACGCCGAACGTTGCGATAACTGGAACGCCGGCTGTTACAATATCAGGAACGCCTTCTGTTACTGCCGCTGCAACGCTTGCAGCGGAGACGACGAAGAAGATTGGTGTCGTTGGAATTGATCCTACACAGTTGGGATCGCTGGTTGCGGGCGGGGTGCCAGTTGTTTCTGGCGGAAATGATTGGCTGTGGATTGATGTGAGTAATACTAATACGACATTGACTTCGACCACTACGGGATCATATCTCGAGGAGATCTTGGCTGTGGTAACAAACGCTGCGACTTGTCAAGTTCAAATTAAGGATGGTTCTGGGACGGCGAGGACGATACTACCGAACAATTCCGTGGGTGGCATTGGAGTGTATCCTATTCCTCTCGGTCTTGTTAGTAAGCTCGGAGCGTGGCAAGTATCGACGGCTGGTGGCGTGACTGTCATCGCATCATTCCATGTTTGAGTCATACAATGTTTCATAATCGTAGACAACTTGGCGGACTTCGGCATCCTTCGTCTGGTGCGGCTGTGTATCAGGGGATCGGTGATGTAACTTCTGCTGTGTTATACTTGGGTCTTCGTGCATATACTTTAGCGCAGTTGACGGCAGGAACTACACCTGCTGTACAGATCACTGGACAGTTTGCAGGGACGCATGTGGATTTCTTTCCGAAAGCGTCGAACGGAGGGTTTGTCGATAGCGCCGATGTGCAGACTTATCTGACTGCGAATGGGGGAGGATTTGCATACACACGGCAGGTGTATGACCTAACGGGTGGTGGAGCCGGTGTTGGGAATACCCTCCTCGACACGACAAACCCTCGGTATAATCTGAGTGGAGTTTCTGCTAGTGTTGGTACGGTTGACTTCGTTTCTTCTAATGTCCAACGGTTGTCGAATAATTCTTCCCCTTTGACTCGGGCTCAACCATTCACGATAGCGGCGGTTGCGAAGCACACAACTACTAATTCTGGTACATTGTATTCTAATGGTGCTTGGGCGATGCAGTATAAAGATACTGCCGTTAACCAAGTTTCTATCTATGCTGGAGCGGCTAAGATCCACGCTACGGCGAATGATGGCACGTTTAATTCTGTTATAATTGTTGTTAATGGCTCGAGTTCCAAAGTTGTCGTAAACGATGGAACGCCTGCTAATAGCACTGCCATAGGAACGGCAGGGAGCACTTCCGGAGACATTTTGAACGTTGGACAATTCGGTTCGAGCCTTGACTTTTTTGATGGCTCATTCTGTGAGTTTGCGATCATCGCCGGTGCGGCGAGTGCTGGGACAATTACTGCACTCTATCAAAACCAACGTACAGCCTATGGGAATATATTCTAATGCCTGACTTTTGGGGATGGCTGTTTCCTACGGCTGGTGTAACCACTGGCGCTAGACGGACTATGCCAGTTCGCCTTAGTGACATAATCAACGTTAAAGATTGGGGCGCATTCGGAGATGCTTTTTCTAATGATGGGCCGGCTATCCAAGCCGCTATTAACTATGCCATCGGGCCTCGTCCTGATGGTAGTGTCGGAGGAACAGTTTTCTTTCCCGCTGGGAACTATGTCATAGGCGGTTCCGTTCTCACTTGCGGCTCCAGTAGTCCAACACCAAAAGTGAACTTGGTTGGTGTTGCACAAGAAGCTGTGCGGATAAATGCCACTATTTGGAAGGGGGCCAGCAATGCTTATGATTGCATCAACAGAATAGAGAGTATGAGTGTTCTAAGTGGTATAGTGCTCTACGGCGACCAAGCGTCTGTTGAGAACGTCTTTACGTCATCAATTGATACTTCGCGAGCCAGCAACGTTTATATCGGGACGGTCAGTTTCGGTGGTGGGGGCGGAGGAAATCCTTCATATACCCCGCCGCATGGCCCGCCCGCAGGCCAGGCAGCTTGCTATCTTGGCGATTCCTGTGTGGCGCATAATTGCCGTGGGGATGGCGGCTCGGGTATTGGCTTTGCTTTGAGTGGCTACGGTCCGAGTGTGCAGGGTAGCGGTCAGGAGACTAGCGCCATCGGAACAAAAGTGGGGTGGGCTCCCTCTTTTACTCTGAACACTTCCGCCTCTACGGCATCCGGCAGTAAAATCTTGACGTTCGCGGCTGTGACCAATGGCAAGGGGTTTGTTATAGGTCGCGTGTTGACACATGCAAATCTTCCTGCCGGTACTACGATAGCCTCGGTTGATACGGTTGCTGGTACAGTCACCTTGAGTGCGGCTGCCACTGGAACCATTGCTTCGAATCAACCGATTGTCTTTACGAGCGACTGTCCAGCCATCGGTTTTACTGTTTCGAATATGGAGCACGAAGCCTGTGATGTGACCATTGATCTTTATAATTGCGATAGTGGTATAGTGACAAGCTGCGTGCTCCAGGGTCAAGTCGGTTCGGATTCGTCTAGTGCCCCAGCCCTGATAACTGGCGTCTCTTGGAGCGCCGGTGGGTTCTTTGGCGCATACGGCGGGACTGCTACTGTTACCACGGCTGTCAATCATAATATTCCAACGGGATTGAACATTCTTCAGCTTTATGCTGGGACGGTTCTTGGTGTCGGGGGCGGTTTCATTCCTCCGACCTATAACGGCAAAGGTAATATCGGTCTTATCGTTGCTCACGTTACCACGAGCGCATCTACCAGTTTCGAATACTTTCTCGCTGCCGATCCTGGGCCTTATACGGCAAATTGGCTTCGTTGGCTTTATCCTCAAACTTATGCTATGCGCTGTCGCAAGGTTCATAACACCTACATAGGTAACATCAGTATCGGCAAAGTGAATGCCGCTTATGCCTCGCTCGACCTTGATTACAACGGCGAAGCTCAGCACAGCAACAATGTGTTTGGTCCTTGCGGTACTGATTATGGAATCCAGCTTCCAATCGCGAACAAGCAGAACCTCGCAGGGTGGAAGTTCATGGGCGTTTATGGTGCAGTAAATTTTCTGGAGGGCATTGCGGGCTGGACAGGATACAACGGACAGGCCACGGTTGCCAATGCTGATGGCAACATGCGGTTCGCGGATCTACCGGGCAACTACACCGCGCAACCCTACTATCAAGTTGGTCCGATCGACGGTCAGGAATATCTCATCAAGGATGCTAATATCGCTGCGAGCGGGAACTGGAATGCTGCGGTGACGGCTGGTGGTAGTAGCAATAAGGTTAAGGTTCGCTACGATCCTACTGGTACTCCTGGGTGGAAAATTTCAGGGTAGTGTGAGTCATACAAATGGCTGATATTGACTTTGTTAATAACTATGTCTTTAAGGTTGATGTGGGCACTTACGTCCCGCCAGTCACTCTGACTGACCGCACGTTGGCAGGTCGTCTTACTGATGTAGTCAATATTAAGGATTGGGGAGCGGTTGGCAACGGTATAGCGAATGACCTATCTAATATCCAGGCCGCAATTGACTATGCTTATAACACCATTCCGGTGGGCAAGGGTTGTGATGTGTTCTTTCCGGCAGGCACTTACAATCTTGGTACTGGATCGTTTCTCCGTCTGAACCCGCCGACTACAGCCGGTAAGAAAATAAACCTGATTGGGGCCGGTCGTGATTGCACAATTTTGAAAGGTGTATATGCCACTGGCAATTATCCCACTGGCGTTTCTCAGGTGGGAGCTGTAGGCTTTTTACTCCAAGCTAATTACACTAGCACGGAGATAGTGGTGCCAGGTCTTGTTCAGGGTCTGACTATCTGGAACGACAGTCAAGATCCAAGCTCGGGGTGCCTTTACTATTTCTCGGTGGGCAGTTCTTCTCAGTCCTTGATTGACTGTCGCCTGATCGGCAATCAGGCGTTATTTCTCTGTGAAAATACCTTTGCCGGTCATGTCCGAAACTGCATAGCTCAATGCAACATCGCTCTGTTAGGTGCAAATAGTGCGGATATTAGGTTAGGTGCCGCTCCAAAAACAATAGGCTACGCTTTCGACCAGGGCGTCCTGATCAATAACATTGCGATCGGCTACGATTATGGCCTTGCGATGATTGGGGCTGATGCCTCAACAGGCAACGCGGTCTTCGTGAGCAATAACAGGGCTATACGTTGCAATCATGGCATCTGCTTGGGGCGCGGGTCACAATCCGCCGCATCCCATGCCAATAGCTCGGGTGGTGTTTGTCTTATCTCTAACGTCACCGAGCGCTGCGGAATTGGCATCTTCGGTGCAGGCTGTGGCGGGTCTTTTATTGCGGGTAACGTTTCCCTAGGTGAAGAAGGCCCTGCCGAGCCTGCTCAAATCGCAAATATGACTTGGAGCAGCACCAACGGGGGCACAGTCGAGGTAACGACTACAGTTAATCATGGTATCAATCTTTGGCCCTATTCCATTATTCTAAGAGTCCCTCCACAATGGACACCAAACGGACTGGGGTATGACGCCGTTGGCACTACAGTCACTGCGTCAAACAAGTTTACTTTTACTGGAATAGGAAGCTCCCCATCTCCGGCTTTTACCAGCGGCACTTGGAACTACCCAAGACAAGGTGGTATAGCGGCGGCTGGAGCGGGCTCTTTGACTTTCATTGGCAATAGGTCTTTTAGCAAATTCTACGTAGAGGACTTTAGTGTTGGTGAGCCCTTCGTCGGCCCAGGGTCTCAAGACAAAAATGTCGTGATGTGTACGCAAGGAGATCGTAACTGGTATCTTGGTAACGATGGTGTAACGCCGGGAGCAAACTGGCAATTTATTCAGTGTTCAGGCAGCAACATGAAGCCCTACATAGAGTTCGGCGGGCTTAGCAGTGGCAGCGTCCCTCCAATATGGGCGGGTCAAGAGTTCAATATCGTGAAGTCTGGCATACAGACGAACTTCGCTGGGGTTGTGGGTGCGGGCAGCAGCACGGTCAGTTATAAAGTGCGTCACAACGGTACTAACTGGATAAGGATTGGTTGACATGGCAATTCTCACAGATGGTGCTGGTAATAGGTTGGTGGATGAGCTAGGGCAGCCTCTAACAGATGGTCTACCTGCGGATGGGACGATGTTCCCGTTGAATCTCATGCTGCGGCTGCGTATCCATGCCTGCTGGTTGACATTTCTAATGCTTAGTGTGAGTCATACAACATGATCGATACCATCAACAACGCAATGGGAAAGCGTTCCATGGCACAGGATGAAAAACAGCAGTTTATCAGTGACGCGCTCGGCAGCTACTCAGCTAAAGCGGCTCGAGCAGGTAAGGACATTGGGAAGCCTGGGAAGGGATTCCAAAAGATCGAAAACGAGTATCCTGGCGATCCTGAGAAGGGTAGGCGCATCGCAGGTGCTGTGTTGGCGAAGCTGAGAGCTAAGGGAGGTTGATATGCCGACAGCGGGACTCTCGCCGCAAGAGACTATCCGTCAAGAACTGCATAAGTTCAAGCACGGACAACTGCACAGTGGGAGTTCTGAAGGGCCGATTGTGGATGACCGGCAGCAGGCAATCGCGATCGCGTTGTCTGAAGCAGGAAAGAGTAATAAAGATAAAGGGAGGTAGTCATGGGTGCGAATATCTGGTTCTGGTTGATCTATGTGATTTTTGGGGTCTTTGGCCTTCTCGGTATAGGCCCTTGGTATAGAGATCGTGTTGGTCCGTGGGGACCGTTTGGCGGCTGGATCGTTCTGTTTATTCTCATTGGTCTTCTTGGTCTTCACGTCTTCGGGAGCCCTGTTAGGTGATGGATCGCACAACGAAAGCAGCAATAGCAATAGTAGCAGTTATGATCCTGTTCATCGTATGCTTGGCCCTCTATGGGTACTTCAGCGGTGCCTGGGTTGAAAATTAGTGTGAGTCAAACACATGGCTGACGACATTCAAAATCAGATCATGCAGATTCTTACGGCTCAGCAAGCGCCTGAGGAACCGTCTATTGAGGAAAAGCGTCTAAGCGATCTCGCTGATCGTGTCTTCGGCGGTTATGGATACGATCCTGATCTTGAGGAGCAAGAAGGTCGTACTCCTGGAACGGCAACAGTGGGAGCGGGTAGGAATCAATTGTCGCTGCCAATGAAAGAGTTCGGACTTGATGCTGAAGGAGGGATTCATGGTCCTGAGTGGCTGCAATTAAATCAACACAGGCCCCAAGACCTTACCGAAGCAAGCCTTGGTCAGAAGTATCGTGACTATCCGTTTAATGATCGGTTCGGTAATTGGCCGGTGGATGAGCGGCAGGAAGGCATCAGGCGACTGCTTGAAGAATTTAATCAAGTGAATCGTGCGAGGGCCTAATGCCTAACTACAACCTTCAAGAAGGCTCCGTCCAATACGACTTCCAAAAGAGTCGTAGGAAGGTGCAGATATTCGGTGGTGGCTTTGCTAATGGCAAGACGACTGCGCTTGTTATTAAGGCGTTACAGCTTTGCAAGTTTTACCCAGGATGTACTGGACTGTTGGGTAGAGAGACGTATCCGAAACTTAACGACACACTTAGAAAAGAGTTCCTGCGGTGGTGTCCGAGGCACTGGATCAGGAAGATGCCGACTCAGGATGATAACTCGGTCTATCTTGTGAATGGATCAGTTGTACACTTCCGCTATATCGCACAGCGGGGAAAGAGTCAAAATGAAGACGGAAGTACCACAAGCAACTTGCTTTCTGCTACTTATGACTGGATCGGCCTGGATCAAATCGATGATCCCGGTATCACACACAAGGACTTCCTCGATCTTCTTGGTCGTCTTCGAGGCGATACTGCTTATCGTGTAGAGGATGAGCCGGAAGATGAGACGATGCCATCCGACGGACCACGATGGCTTATGATGACTATGAATCCATCTCAGAATTGGGCGTATCATGAACTCGTTAAACCATACTTGGATTGGCGCGACCGGAAGATATTCGGTCCGAAGCTCCTCATTGATGAAGACACTGAGATGCCCGTTATTGAGCTTTTCGAGTCGGACACGTATGCAAACAAACGTAACCTCAAGCCAGACTTTATTAAGACGCTCGAGAACGCATACAAGGGGCAGATGCGTGATCGTTATCTCCTCGGCAAGTGGGCCGCGTTCGAGGGTCTGGTGCACCCCGGTTTTGATACGTCGCTGAATGTTTTGAAACGGGAGCAGATGCTTGATCACCTTGCTGATTGCAGGAGGCGGCATGTCCGCATTCAGACGTTGGAGGGATATGACTTCGGCATTGCGACGCCGACGTGCTATATTCTGGCCTTTGTTGATGATTTCGGTCGTGTGTGCCTTCTTGACGGTTTTTATCATCCTAATTTTGACATTGCCCAACATGCGCCTACCATAAAGGAGATTCGCGGACGCTACTATGGACTGTTGCAGGGAAGCCAACACGTAATCGCCGACCCTGCAATCTTTAGGAGGATCGTGGTTGCTGGTCAGCATGTTAGGAGTACGACCATTTCCCGTATCCTGAAAGATGGCGGAATCGACGTGCGCCCTGGAAGTAACGACATCCTATCAGGTATCGCGAAAGTGAATAGTTACCTCGCAGGGACACCGAAAACTCCCCATCTAACTTTAGGGACGACGCCTGGAACGTTGCTGTACGTTGCTGAAGAACTGCCGTTCTTTCAAGATGAGATCATGTCGTACTATTGGAAGCGTGATCCACAGGGTAAGCCTATCGATGAACCG